ATGCTTCCAATTGCATATTTTTGGTTCAAATATGAAAACCGCTACACAATGCCGACTGTAAAACTACTTCTTCAGAAGCCATATCTCCCGGCCGAGAAGACAGGTAAAAAGCCTCTGAATCCAAAAGAGACCAGGATCTATGCTTTCCTGATCATAAGTAGGGGCGAAATCATTAAGATCAAAACTGAGTTTGTGATATTCCCGAGTCAATGGGATTTTGAAAAGCAACTTAAAAAGGAGCGCCTGGCTGGAGCTCCGGAGTTCAACCGCCGGCTCCTGGTGCTAAAGGACGAGATCCAGGCAAAGTACCAGGAATATAAAGAGGATCCTGCCGGCTATACCTTTGAGCACATCACACAACTGATGAAGGAGTTCGGCAAGAGCAAGGAAAATCCCTTCCTGAACAAGAGTAAGTCCCTCTTTGATGTATTCGATGAGTTCCTGGCTTCCCTAGAGACCCGGCTCGCATATAGAACCATTCAGAAATTCAATACTCTCAAGGCCACTCTTCAGGAAATCTCCGAAACCAATCCAAAATACCGAGTCTTGACTTTCAACATGATCAATCACTCCTTTCTTGATGACTTCGTCAGTCATCTGCGAGCAAGAAAGCCCCGGGGAAGGCAGAAGACAAGGCCAGAAGGCCAGCAAACCGGTTTATTGACGGACACCACTGGAAAATATATTGAAACGCTCAAATCGTTTCTAAAGTGGTCTGAAGAGCGAGGCTATAATAAGAACACCGTATACAAGGAATTCAAAATGTTTTCCTCCGCGGATAAGAAGCGAGCCAAGAGAAAGAATGACATTGTCACCCTAACTGCCCAGGAGCTTAAAAAACTGTATACACATGAGTTTAAACCCGGATCCACTCTCGACCGGGTCAGGGATCTCTTCTGCTTCGGGTGCTACACCGGCCAGCGGTGGGGTGACATCTCCCGGTTTCAAAAGAGCGACCTGGAGGGCGATGTCTGGACCTTTGTGACAGACAAGACCAAGGAAGAGATATCTGTTGACCTGGTGGGATACGCTGCCCCTGCTTTGGATATTCTCCGGAAATATGACTATCACCTCCCGACAATCAGTCTCCAGAAATTCAATGACAATATCAAAAAGGCAGCGGAAGCTGCTGAAATAGACACCCCAACCACGCTCACCAGGTATGTCGGAAGTCAGGAGATTAAGATCACTGAGCCGAAACATAAGCTTATTGGATCCCACTGCGCCAGGCGGACCTGCGTCTCTCTCCTGCTGAATGTTTACAACATGCCAATAACAGCTGTAATGGAGATTACGGGGCACTCTGATCTGAAGACACTCCAGAAGTATATCAACCCTGACCGGGCTGCCAGGCGCGAACAGATGAGCAGGACCAAACCGGTCACCGAGCCTCTCACCATTAAGAAGAGTGCCGTATGAAAGGAAAACGGCTATCCATTGGCTCGGCAGAGAGAGCAGGCACGGAGCAGGAGCCTCCCCTGTACAATGCAATTGCTGCACTCAATGAATTCACTAAGAGTTTCAGCACAATCGGTATTGAAGAGTTGGTCGATCCCTCTATCAGTGCCGGGCAACGCGTGGCTCTGCTAAGGAGAATTGCCGACGAGGCATCGGAGATTCTCACCGAGGATCCCGCCAATCTGTTTGAGCAGCAATGCAAGAAGGAGAAGTCCCGGGATCCTCAATTCAAAAGGGAGGTATTTGCCAGGATGGAGAAAATGAGGGCCATGGCAGCGGTTAGTAAATTTGAAAAGATATCGGAGCTCCACGAGCTTTATTCTGAGAATCCGGCTTACAAGCTTGTATTGAGCTATCTCAACTTTCTGGACCATCTACCTGAGGAGAAAGCCTCTACCAGCCAGTTACGGACCCTCAAAGGCAAACAGACCCCCCAACAGCGGAGCCTTATCAGAGAATGGTTGATCAAAAATAAGATCATCTCGAATATCAACCAGGAGGATTTTGAATACCTATTCTCGGAGCAACTCATAATCGGTATGAGGCCGATAAAGTTCTTAAAACCTGCCAGCTGGGCCAAGAGACTTCTCTTCATTATGGTGGAGGGCTTCGAAAATAAGGGTTCGGCAGACTATAATATTGCAAATCAGTGCATAATTCTCAAGTCAGGCAGAAAACTTGATTCAAATACCAAAGTTACCAAGGATGCTGCATTCAAAGAGATTCTTCAAATGATCTAACTTTTTTGCGACCTCCTTTGGAAGCCGGCATATTGATTGATTTGCTGGCTTTTATTTTTTAAAAGCGACCCCATGCGACCCTTATGAGGTCGCTTTATTTATCTGATTTTTAGCACAATATATTACTTTTAGTCTTTGTTTGCAATAAATAATTGTTGCAATGACAGAGATAAATATCAGCAAGGTAATTGCCGACAATGGAAACGCTGAGGGGAAACTTATAATAACCCTCAACGTGGACAAGGTCAGCGAGCTTGAAAATTTATTTGGATGCAAGAACCCGAAGCCTGTTGAAGCAATTTTAGAAGAATTTCAGGGCAAACCCCTCAGCGATGAAGATCAGCTGCTACGACAGTCTGAAGCGCAGGATCTGTTAGGAGTTTCAAGGGATTGGATATACCGACAGAGGCGCGCAGGACGCCTGAAAGCCTACAAATTGGGAAGTCGGATGGTATTCTACAGGAAAGACCTTCTTGCATTAGTCGAGGAGTGCTAAATCAGGAGGAGGAAAATGATCAGGGGAAAAATAGCAGAGAGGTTGCAGAACGCTTCATACTCCGGCGTGGCGGGCCTCCTTCGGAAGAGCCACCAAAGCCAACTGTGTAGCGGTACCAGCGGCAGAGGTGGCTCTTCTTTCATTGTAGTTGACCGATATGGGAAGGAAGAAAGCAGAAGCTGAAGCGCTTGCAGAGTTACGGGACCTGTACCTCAAGCATCATAGGAAAAAGTATCCGCACATGCCAGAATATGCCCGGACCGCGCCACGGTATTCCGGAAGCACGGCAAACGGGCTCACTAAGTGTATCATAGATTACATCAGGCTATCAGGAGGCCAAGCGGAGCGGACCTCAACCACCGGGCGCCTGGTTGACCGACGCCAGCAGTTCACTGATGTGACTGGTCGGACCAGGGAGATTGGTACAGCAAAATGGATTCCAACTTCAGGGGTCAAAGGATCCGCTGATATCTCAGCTGTAATCCGGGGCAAGGCGTTGAAAATTGAGGTCAAGATTGGCCGAGACCAGCAGAGCGCAGCCCAAGTGGAGTACCAGGCAAAGATCGAGGGCGCCGGAGGCATTTACCTGATTGCACGGAGTTTCAGTGATTTCATAGACCAATATAAATCTCTGTGATGAAAGAAACATTCTTTTTCCCGCACGACTATAATGCCCGGAACGACCGCAAACTGGTTAAACTTGCTTGCATGCACGGTATGGCGGGCATAGGTATCTACTGGTGCATAGTTGAGAAACTATATGAAGAAGCTGGATTCCTTCCCTTAGATCTCGAAGGTATAGCATATGAATTACGGACCGATTTTAAACTTGTAAAAAGTGTAATTCATGACTTCGAACTTTTCCAAATTGATGAAGAAAAATTTTGGTCAGAAACAGCAATTAGCAGGTTAAAACTACGAATGGAGAAGTCAGAGAAAGCCAGAGCTAGTGTGCTTGAGAGGTGGGATAAGTACAAACGTAATACGGACGTAGTACGTCCGAATAACGAGCGTTATACAAGGAAAGGAAAGAACAGTACAGTAAAAGAAAGGAAAGGAAAGAACAGTACAGTAAAAGAAAGGAAAGGAAAGAACAGTACAGTAAAAGAAAGGAAAGGAAAAAAGAAAAAAGCAGAGGATATGAGTGCCCTTCCTGAAACAAATTCATATCAGACTTTTTTGGACACCTTTCATAGTCATTGCTCTTCCTTACCAAGGGTAACCAAGCTGACTGATCAGAGATTAAGTCACCTCCGAGCCAGGATATCAGATCATGGAGAGGAAACGGTCCGCGACGTTTTCAGGATCGCAGGCCAAAGCAAGTTCCTTTCAGGAGACAATCAAAACCGCTGGCAGGCATCATTTGATTGGATCATTGCACCAACAAACTTCATGAAAATATTGGAGGGTAATTATAACAACAAAGAACACAACGAAGGAAATGGACAATTCGTCGAAGACCCCTACGGATTTGAAGCGCAAGATATGCGCTGAGATTGGAAGGCTTTATGTCTTCCATGGCTATGCCGCCTCCCCTGACAATAAGGTGGATCTGGAAGCCCAAAAGCAGACCATTATCGAACTGGCTGATCTCATGTTAACCGCTCAGCCGGATTTGACCGAAAAAGAAGCCATGGAATTCTTTCTCAAGGTTAAACTAGGTGAATTTGGCGTGCTATACCGGGCTCCAAGTAGTTTGATGAGCATGTTTCAATTATACCGCGGCCACCTTGTAAGGCAGAAGATGTTGCGAGAAATCGAGTAATGGACAAGAAATCTGAAGAAGCAGCCCTGGGTTGCATGTTGATTGATGAGATTGCCGCACGGGAGGGAGTCTCTCGCCTTATGGCTTCTGATTTCACAACAATTGAAAGGCAGAGGATATTCGATGCCATCAGAGAGGTGATTGATGAGGGCAAGAGCCCGGACATCATCACTGTTACCCGGAAATCGAGGCGAGATGCAATTTATATTACAGAGCTCTCGTCAATGATCGTCTCTACCGCAAACTTTAGAGAATACCTTCAATCAGTAATCGAGGATGCGTCTCTCCAAAACATTCACATGGCAGGCCTCGGGATCCAGGAGGTTCAGGATCTCTCAGAAATAATAACTACTCTGACTGACCAGGTAAGCAGGATCCACAACAGGCTACAGAATTCTGACGACTATTCAGCATCGGTTACAGTAACCCGAACGCTGTCGGCGCTGGACCAGCGACTTGCCGGTCAAAAGCCAGGCCTCCCCACTCCTGCTCCGACCCTAACGGCCTATACCGGAGGGTGGCAGCCGTCAGATCTTATCATCATAGCAGCCAGACCATCCATTGGTAAAACCGCTTTTGCATTGGCATGTGCCGTGAAAGCTCTGGAGGCTCAGGTTGCTGTTGTGTTCTTTTCCCTGGAGATGTCCCGGGAGAGAATAATGGACCGGCTTTTAATTGGCCGGGCTGGGGTTGATGCTCTCAGGTACAGGACCGGCAAGCTTACAGGAGAGGAAATGCTTCGGATCAATTCTGCGGCCGGGTATTTCGCAGATCAAAGACTTTGGATCCGTGACTCCGGGAATCTGGGCCTGGGTGAGGTTGAGGCTTTCTGCATGGAGAAAAAGCGCGAAGGGAATTGTGACCTGGTCATTATCGACTATCTGCAACTAATGAAGACCCGGCAGCAAAAGAACCGTACCCGCGATGCCGACCTGGCTGAGTTAAGTCGAGGTCTCAAACTTCTGGCAAAGGAGCTGGATGTGCCGGTCATGGTCCTTTCACAGCTGAACAGGGAAGTGGAAAAACGCGGAAACAAGAGGCCTATCCTTTCCGACCTCCGGGAATCAGGTGCTATTGAACAGGACGCTGATGTGGTTCTCATGCTTTACAGGGCGGCATACTACAATGAGCAGTATATCAATATTGGCCATCAGGAGATTTCTTCTCTGGGAATTGGAGAGGTCAATATTGTAAAGCACCGCAACGGAGAGACCGGAACACTTTATTGGACGCATAATGACAGTTTGACAAAGATAGGAGGCTGGCCATCAACTGAGTTTGAATATCAATCTTTTGCGCCATGAACACAATTAAGCCAGATCCTGAAAAGTATCTAGATTTTCACTTCGGCAAGAAACCGGAGTACTCCAGGCCTCACACTTTAATGGCCATGACTGGATTCTGTACCGAAACTGTCCAGTCAATTGTTTCAAATGCTTTTGCAAGCAGAGACAAAGAAAGCAAGCCCAAGACCTATCCAAAACACTTTGATCCACTATATGGCACTGCAGTTCGGATTAAAGTCGGATGGCTCATTGACCATAGGATCACATCCGAGGAATACGATCAGTTTGGAGCAAATGATATCTACTTTATGTTGAAGATGGGAGTCAGGGAGGAAGAGATCACACCAGAGCGAGTGCTTCGGGGAATCAATTCCGCCAGGTGGGATATTTTGAACAAGAAACTTAATAAAAATTGACTATGCCCAGGAATGCAATAAGGGGCGGGAAAAAGTGTTTCCAACGGACCGCAAAAACAGCAATTGGAAACAGGTTTTCAGGTAACAGATTGAAAATGTTTCCAATCTCTGTAGCGGTATATTCGCTACCTGTATTTTTCATATCAGTTTGATTTCTCGCATATTAAAAACTTGAAGAAGTGTTATTAAATCAATATTTTGGAAACTTTAAATTACGATCATGGAAGAAGCAAAAGTAAAAACTAGGGTCAATGTACTGGCCATCAGTGAGAATGACCCAAAAGTGTCATTTGGGCGCCGTCGCGTCATAAGTGTGCAAAAATCCCTTACAGAAATATCAGGCCAGAAAAAGGCTGAGGTATGCTTGGGAGTTCATAAGCCAGAGGATCCTGACGGAGATAAGGGAGTGCAAGGATTCTACCTTTTCATCGAGGACCGCGCTGAGCTGGACAAACTGATCCTTGGTCTTCAGCTCCTCAGGGCTGAGATCTATACCGGCAACCCGCAGCTTTAACCCAAAAGGGATAACTCAAGGCAAGGGAGGGGACCATGAAGCTCTATATCTCACCAAGTACTGACGAGCCATCAGAGGGGTTACAAGGGATTGTCTCCTCGGCAAGGGTTGAGGTTGAGCAGATGGGACACCTGGCGATCAGTCCGCTCAGTCATGACGGGGTCCTTCTACCGTGGTCCTCCCGCCTTGAGGTCCTGACAAAAGAATGTGCAGGGATATACTTACTCGAAGGTTGGCAGGACAGTATTGAAGCTTCCGTTGAGCAGATGCTTTGCCTTACCACCGGTAAGAAGGTAATTTATCAGTCCTCCAGGAAGAGAAAGCTTGATGAGGAACAAGATAAGGCAGCTGCCTCCCTCAGGATCCAGCAGGCAATTCACGAGGTCACTGGCCACACCCTGGCAGAGTACCAGGCAAGGACCCGGGAGGAGGAGCATGTATTCATCAGAATGATCTTTGCCAGGCACGCCCGCCGGGCCGGACTATCCCCGGATGACATTGCCGGGATCCTGGGCAATAGCAGATCTATGGCTTATCATTACTTTAATCGGTATGATGATGAATTTCGGTATACTCCCAAGTTCAGAAAGATGGCTACAGAAGTTGATATACTACTTAAGCAATAGCCATGGCACTGAAAATGCGTTCATCAGAGGAGGATCTCCGGCGTGCTTTTGAGAGATGGTACCAGGCTATCATCGATAACATTGCAGAGGCGCTGTTATATGTCTGTACCGAAGCTGTAAACAGAGCCCGGGCCACAGACACATATAAGGACCAGACCAATAACTTGAGGTCTTCAATAGGATATGTGATATACTACAACGGCCAGAAGCTCTTCAGGGACTTTAAGAAAAGCGGAACGGGTACGGGTGGTGGCGGAGATACATCGGGGCAGCAAGGACAGGTACAGGGTGAATCTCTGGCAGACAATGTTGCCTCAAAATTTCCCAGTGGGTTTGTGGCAGTGATAGTGGCAGGGATGAATTATGCCCTCTATGTTGAAGCAAAGGGTTTCGATGTAATCACCGGGAGCACCTTGGATATTGGCCGGGAGTTGAATGAATTTCTGCAGACAATCAGCAGCACCCAGGGCGTCTCCTTTGGTGCACAGAATCAAAATGATAATCAATAAATGAACACGATATGAACAACGATGACGGTGCTTTGCACCTGGATCTGACGATCTCCGACAAACAATTTCAGGGAGCAATGGAGGAAAACCTCCGACGCATCAAGGGATTCTCCAATGCCACAGCTGCAGAAGGATTGAAAATTGAAAAAGCATTCGAGCAACTTGCCAAGAAGATTGCAACTTCCAAGGAGCTGATAGCCGCGACCGAGGTTGATGTCAAGAAAATGGAGGGAGTACTCAAAAACATCGCTCCGGGCGCCGCCAAGGCAGACCTCATCAGCGAGCTCAATGCTGCGAAGAGGGCTCTCAATGAAGAAAAGACGGCCCTGGCCGATCTTGAGGAGCAAGCCAACGCTGCTGGCGCCGCTCATGTTACCCTCCGGACCCAAATCCGGCAAATGACAGAGGAGCTGGTAAGAATGGAGGCTGCCGGCATGAGGGGTACCCAGGAGTATGATGATCTGCAGGCATCCCTGGGAAAGCTGACGCAACAGATGGCACATGCACAGAAACAGGCCAACACCCTGGCAAATGACCAGGTTGGTCTCAGGGGACTCATCCAGGGTCTTTCCGGAGTGGCAGGTATGGCAGCAGCTGCACAGGGTGCAGTGGCTCTCTTTGCCGGCGAGAATGAAAACCTGGTGAAGATCCAGACAAAGGTCCAGGGCCTCATGTCTATTGCTATAGGGCTCCAGCAGACCCAGCAGATGCTCAACAAAAATGAGGCCTTCATGTTGGGAGTCGTGACAAAGGCTAAGACCGGTCTGGCTGCAGCCGAGCTGAGACTGGCGACCGCCCTGGGAGTTTCAACAGCAGCCGCCCGGGTTATGATGGCCACGTTCACCCTGGGGCTTACGGCTGCCATAACCGTTGCCATCACTGCTATCACCCGCTATGTCAATAAGACACAGGAAGCAAAGAAAGCGGCACAGGAATTCAATAAAGCTACTGCAGAGGCAGGGTACCAGTCCATGGCCTCATTCGAGAAAATGCGCCTTGAATGGAATTCTCTTGGCAATGACATGAAAGCCAAGAATAAGTTTATCAAAGACAACGCTGATGCATTTGAGGATCTCGGGATCCAGGTAAGGGGGACCGCCGACGCTGAGAATATCTTTGTCAACAATACCGAGGCCTTCAGGTCTGCATTGCGGCAGAGAGCCATGGCCCTTGCCGCCAATGAACTTGCCCAGGAAAAGTACAAACAATATCTCCTGAAGGATCTTGAGGCACAGTCAATGAAGGCGACCAAGACCAAGACAACCATCATGCCTACTGCAGGCGAGGTTCAGGTGGGCCCGGTTCAGAGTGTCGAAACAACTGAGTACAGGAATAAGTGGCTGAAGACTCAGACCGAAGCCAATGATCTTTTGACTGAATTCAATGACCTGACCACAAAAGGAGCAGACCATATGGCCAGCTATTACAAGGCTCTTGACGGCCTTGGCTTGCAGACCACTGAACACCTCAAAGAGAAGGCCCTGCTCGAACAGAAGATAGCGGAGCAGGAGAAGCTCTTGCTCGAAGCCGCAGAGGCCGGCAATAAGGCAGAGGTGAAGGCTATCGCTGAACGCATCAAGGGCCTCAAGGCGGAGCTGGAGATGAGAGAGATGCTCATCAATGCCATCTATGCCCAGATGAGAGCTAATGAGCTCGTTACAAACACACAGGCGGATGCGTGGCAGCCGTCAGGCCTGAACATTAAGATCGGTGCTCCTTCCACGGGCGGTAAACCTGCCGGCGTCCGGTACAACCAGACAGCTGTCTTTGACCTTGAAACAGAGAAGGGGAAGCTTGCCGTCATGAATCAGCAACTTGTCAATGCCCGCAACCAGGAGGCTATCAAGAAGAAGCTGAAAAAGGTCGATGATGAGATGAAGGAAATCACTGAGGACGAGCTGGAAAAGCGCAAAGAGATCGCTCAGGCTATTTCAGAAACAGTGGCTATCCTTGAAAGGGCGGGGTTTCTATCCGGTGAGATGGCATCTCAATTGCAAAGTATGATAAGCTTTGCCGGCAGCATTGCCACTGGTGACTACATGGGTGCTATTGTTAGCGGGGTGGGCATGTTTGTTGACCAGGTTGCAAGATTCTTTGATCAGACGGTGGCTTATGAGGAACGCATCAAAGAAATGAATACTATCCTGGAGGAACAGGCCAGGCTCGTGGAGCGTGCTCAGCAGCATGGAGGAGAACAGGAGGCAAGAGCAGATCAGATCGAGCTCCAGAGGAAAAAGCTTAAAGAAACCGGAGCAGAGTTGGAGAAGTGGGAAAAGAAGCTTTACAACTCCGAGAATGCCTGGAATATGTTCCAGTCCATGTCATATGATAAGCGCAAGCAACGGGTTGAAGATCTTACCGCACAATACAAGGCTGAACAGCAAGCCCTTGAGGAAATGGAAGCCGCGCAGAGGTACTTCCTAACCGGCGGCATGACAGAAGAGAATCTGGCTGATACAATAGCTGCCGGCCTCATGGAGGGAAAGAGAAGCTTTCAGGACTTTGCTGATGATATCAACGCAATCCTCACTCAGGCAGTCACCAGTGCCATATCTGCTAAAATTCTGGGCCCCGCAATCGACGAACTTACGAACTATCTGGCTGAGGCCATGGAGGACGGAGTTCTCTCCCCTGAAGAGGCGGAAAGGTACCGGACCATGTTTGGAGATATTGCCAAGAAAGGGGCAGAGATGGCAGATGCTTCTGCTGCTGCCCTGAACAGTGTGCAGCCCGACAAAACCCTTTCAGGCGCCATCAAGGGTATCACCGAAGATGCTGCCGGAGTACTCGCGGGCCAGATGAATGCCATCAGGATTCAGCAGGTAGAAAGCACAATTGTGCTCCGCCAGCAGCTCTCGATACTCAACACAATTGCAATAAACACCGGCTACAATAAGCACCTTGCTTCAATTGACAGGAAGCTCGACGCCCTGAGTTCTGATCCGCTCAGAGCCACGGGTTTAAACGGATAACAATCAATAATTTAATCAATATGGAAGATAAAGAACTGAAACAGCAAATCATTAAGGACGCCCAACCGCTCCTGGATAAGATTGAAGCTCTGAAGGCGGAGATCAATCAGGAGGCAGAGGAGGAACAGAAGAAGGAGCAGGAGAAAAATGAACCCTCCAGCGGTGTTAAACAATGGATCGCAGATAAGAAGGCTGGCCTTTTCACTGGAAAGCCGCTTGTCAAAGGAGAGAAACCAGAAGAATTCAATGAAACCAACGGCTTTGCCGGCATAACACTACCTGAGTAATATGAAACCTGTATTAGTATCAGAACACCTTAACGAGGCTCAGAGCTTCATCCGTGACGTGGAAACTCAATACCTCCCACTGGTGAGGAACGTGATAACTGAGATCCGGACCTTGGGCCTCACCCCAACCGAGAGCAGCATCAGGGCGGTCCTCATGGACGGTCCGGAGGTAATCCGGGGAAACTATCAGTCATATGTCGCCCGCGATATCAACCCTGCCTCCACCCCTCATGTGAGGCAGCATATGGAGAATCTGCACGCCCATGTCTTCGCTGAATTTGTCACCAGGGTGAAACCGAGACTTGAGGCCATGATAGGAGAGCGGTCCGTCAAGAATCCGTTGTTTCAGGAGCTGATTGCCTTCGACGAAACTGGCACACCATACCTCTCTGAAGAGGGCCGGGAGAAAATTATGAGCCAGTACCGGGAGTATATAAACAACCCTGCGACCCTGAAGATCCATAACGCCCTTACCGGAGCAGCCACCTCCCTGCAGGCACTGTGGCAGGCGCTTCAGGCAAGCGGCATTGCAGCCAAGCAGGGAATTGATTACTCTGAATCCGAGCATCCTGGATGGACATTTGAGAAGTTCGTTCTCAGGACCCTGACTGATTACCTGACAATTACCGGCCGTGACGGCAAGTACCTCATCGAGCCCCGGCAACTGAATTATAAGAATTTTAATCCGATAACAACAGAAAAAGATGGAGAATGAATTTACTTTACAGAACCCTACCCTCGAAAACGAGGCAACGCTTACAGTCACCCTGGAAGAGGCCGAAGGAGTATCAAAGCTCAGGATGGAGATCCGGAATGCAACTATGCCAAAAAACTCTCCCATTATCCTGACCACGGACCGACACCTCAATTATCTGATAGGAACCAAGGCACAAGTCAAGGCTCTTATTACACACCTCCAGGGACTGGTGAAACAGATGTGACTTTCTTTCTTCCCTGATTATTTGGCAGAGGGTTCCCGGGGCTACCGCGGAGCCCTCTTCTTTTTGTTTCACTAGCGCCCGTGTCGCTACTCACCTGAATGTTTTAGACCTGATTTTCCGTTAATTACAAATTACATAGCTGATTTTTGGAAACCGACTGGAATTTATAGCCTCCTCCACTGTCTGTTATGGGATGACTTGTAATCACATCATAACTCGGCCAAAAACCCTATTCATCTCCCCTGGGGGTGTATTACAGTAATTCACTATTTACCTAATACTGTGCAAGTTATGTAATTCTTTTTTAATAAACAATATTGACAGCGAACTATTTTCTGCGGAGATTTGACCCAATAAATAGCCGAAAATTATGATCAGGATGCCACAAAGTGAAAGAGAGTTTATTTCCCTCCTGATGGAGGCAGCTGAACTCGGAGCCAAGAAGGCCCTCATAGATGCAGACCTACTCCGGCCGTACATAAAAATGAGTGCGGCTCATCGCAAATATGGAGAGAGTACTGTTGAGCGCTGGTTCCAGGAGGGACTGATTGACCTGATCCAGGACGGACCGGGCTCCAGCTACCGGATTGACAGGATCCAGATTGAGGCTGTGGCAAAGACGGCCAACCGGTGCACATATTTGAGAACAGATGAGAGGAGATCCTCTATTAATAACCAAAAAAAGTAGAAAAATGAAAGTGAAAGAACTAGTTCGGAAGCTATCAGAGTATGATGGCGAACAGAAAGTAATGTTTCTGATGTTACGGCACAAGAGCAAGGACGAAGAGCTGCCGGTCCATGAGATCCATGAAGTTGATCAACTAAGTGTTCATCCTGGAGATTCCGAGGATGAAAGCTTCAAGGCTGTCTGCCTTATGAGCCTGGAACGCAAACCAAACACCGGAATGTGATGAGTAAACAACAGATGACAAATGAACAAGGCAGCACTCCGGCTGAGACTTCTACCGGCGTCATCACTGCCGAGACCAAGGTTAAAGATTTCGTTCCCCAGGAACTACTTGAGGATATTCGTACGCTTCAGGCCATACATGAACGCCTGGCTGCCTACAAAGAGAAGAAAGATGCAGATCCCGGAATCTGGCCATCATTCTCCGAAGATGCTGACAGCGCCATGGATCATATCATGAATGCTATTTACGACATGAGTTCCATTGCCGGCAAAGAACTGGATTTTCACATATTAAATTTCTAACAATGGACGAAGAAAAGAAAAACATCATTCTGGCAGCTCTGAAGAGGGCCTTTGACACACACCCCCAGGCATGGAGGGATTATAATACACTGGGCGCTATTGTGTTGGATTGTGCTGAGCTCGTACAAGATAAGTCAGCCGCCTTACGGCTCTCGAAGGGTTTCACCACTAGCTGCAGGGCAATTGAAGAAGTCCTAAGGAAAGAGAAACAACCTGATCTCCTGAAAGACTTTCATACAATGACCGACATACTAGATCAAGTACGGGAGCTGTGGATCACGGCCCCTAGGCAAATTGATGGGGTCATTGCGATAACATCGGAGTTCCTCCTTGCAATGGAGGAGATCGAAGAATCAACAGAGCAAGGACCACTAAATGGCTCCACTATGGAAACAGCAGCACTAAAAATCATTCTTGAGCTCAAGGAGCAAAACATTCTCATGAAGAGGGGAATCGGCGAGGCTCTCATGATGCTGACCAAGCGCCATCACCACCCTTTCCTTAACTATGAGGATAAGAATATAACAGGTCTATTAAACGAGATCGGTCGCCTTGTGGAAGATCTTAACAAGAGCAACCGGCCGGAACAACCTGAAGAGGATCCAATCTGATCGGATCCAAATAAAAGCCCGGGCACCAGCCCCGGAGCTTTGCCTTAATGTGAATTACAGTAATTCACCCCCACTCCTGCTCAAACATTCTCAATAATTCCTAATTTTACACCAATTAGTAATCCTGGCAATGGAAATAATTGACGACCGTCACGAGATTTTTCGGCCTTACATCGCATCCTGTCCCAACTGCAGGCATGGATTCGATTCCATTGACTTCAGTTGCCATGCGTTCCCGAAAGGGATCCCTGATAAGATACTTGCCGGGAAGCATAAACACCAGGTTCCGGTCAAGGGCCAGGTGAATGACCTGGTATTTTCCCTTTTTAAATAATCAACTTCGTCACCTTTTATCCCTCTGATTGGCTCCGGAAGCTCTGGCTTTTATTCGCCACCGGGCTCGGGTGCCTCTGATTTTTCACGCCTTATTCCCAGCTTCCTTTCGAGATCTTGAATTCGGGCATCCAGTTCTTCATCGGTCACACCCTCAAACAGGTCCTTCCCGCCCTTACCGGTGAGCTCAGTACTCTGCCTGTTCTTCCAGTTCTCCGGGTCCCGGTTTGTCTGGAAGTGAATGATAGCCGGTAGGCTCGGGGTCATATGCTTCTTGGTGGTGGTTTGCTCCTTTATGGAGGGCTCACCCTTGGAATTCTTTACCATGACAGTCTTTTTTTCTTCATAATCATAACCATTGATCAGCTTCACCAGGGACTTCTCGCACTCAACCAGGCGGGCCTCAACAAAGTCCTCACGCGCGCGCGTAACAGCCTCGCAAAACTCGCTTTTTTTATTCAGCCAACGATAATAGGTTGCTTCGTCAATTCCTGATAATGAGCATATTTCAGCAATCGTATAGCTGTCCTTCCTAATCAGGCCGACAATCTTCTGAACTAACTTCTTACTGTACTTTGCCATGGCTCTAGTGAATGCTCCAGTCAATTCTGATATTGATATAGTGCTGGGATATCTCCGGCTCTGGCACAACCGATTGACCCACGATGACAAAACCAAGACCTGGCACCCGGGCGGACCTGATTATTTCAACTACCTGGTTGGCAAGGATCCTCATCCGGGACCGGTCAGCATGTTTCTGCTCCTGCCCTTCGACCTTGACAGTGATATCCGGGACATGGAGGTTAATGTTGGTATATCCTCTTTGTGGGACATGCTCCTGGGTGAGGGACGGGGTGTTTATTGTGACATCTTCAACCATGGATCCAACCGGACGCTCACCGGTTAATATCTCCCCTGTTATGGCAGAGGCAAGTTCACTGGAGGCCTTCAGGATCCTGAAGAGCTCAGTATCGATGTCAAAGGTCTGCACCACTTTTTCTTCCTCCTGATGGTTGCCGGCTGAATTCCGACAAGCGTAAAAATATCATTTACGAAGTTCACAGTCAAGGATATTGGCAACCGGTTGCCGGAATGGATATGAACCAGGTTTATCGGCCTTTCGTCAAAAAGTGACGAAATATTTGCACAGAATGAACGTTTTTCCCTTAACTTGGTGGTTCTGTAGGGATGTTATTATCTTTGCAGGCCAGATTTGAGAGATGGCATTATCAAATAAACTTGAAAACATTGATGTTATATAATTGTTTTACATTTGTAATATAACCGGGAACCCCGATGAAGAAAAATGAGATGAAAAAACAGAAGACTTTTGAAAGAGATTATAATAACATTATGAAGAGCTTTCAAAAGGAAAATGTGCCCTTTAACAATAATACAACCTGGATCAATCCGGGTGGTTTTATTGTAAAGTTCTCTCTCTATAATGAGTCAACTGATAGCGTTGTCTCGACAAATACTTCCGCAATTCTCTGATTCAAATATGCCAAACTGGAAAGAGGTTCTTGAAGAAATTCAAACTGAATTAAAAAAGGGGACACCGAATGCTCTTGATATTGTCAGGAGAAAGTATATCCTTGAAATTCATAAAAAGACTGGACGTAATGTAATTGCATATTATTCAGGCTGGTTACAGCGTAGCAACGCAATTGATGTAATTGTTAACGATAAGGACAAAAACGCCTTAATGGTTAACATTCATAAACTAGACAGAAGCAAAGGGCTTGATCTTATTCTTCACACACCTGGCGGAGACCTTGCCGCGACCGAGAGTATTGTTGACTACCTTAATCAAATGTTTGGGAAGAACATTCGTGCTATTATTCCTCAAATTTCTATGAGTGCTGGAACAATGATAGCTTTATCCTGCAAGGAGATCTTAATGGGTAAACAATCGAACCTTGGTCCTATTGATCCTCAGATGGGAGGCGTCGCCTGTCAGGCAGTTCTCGATGAATTTCAGCAGGCAAAAGACGACATAAGAAGCAATCCGCAATCTGCACCGCTATGGCAGGTAATTATATCCAAATATCATCCCACTTTTCTTGGTGAATGCCAGAATTCGATTGACTGGTCTGAGAAATTAGCCATTGATTGGCTAAAGAGGAATATGTGTAGCGGAGATGATGCTCGAATCAAGAAAATATTGAAAGAATTTGGTGATCACAAGAGCAATAAATCTCATGCACATCATATATCAAAAGAGGTCTGCAAACAGGCTGGTGTATCAATTATAGACATGGAGGATGACAATGAATTACAGGACTTAATCCTCACTGTTCATCATTCATTTATGCATACATTCTCCCATTCGACTGCAACGAAAATAGTTGAAAACCATTTAGGAGTTGCCTATGTTGAGAGCCTTCCAGTGCAGGTCCCTATGCAGGTTCAACAAATAAGACCACCGGGGCAGCTCAATTTTGCTCAATAA